CGCAAAAAAGAGAATAAAGCCTTAACGCACATGGGTGCGCGGGGAGAAAATTTCAAACCGTTGGCAATTTTGCAAATTTAAGATGTCTGCATTTAACGCATCTTACTCGCACACTACTGTGCACAGGCAAGCAACGCTTGACTACACTAAAGGGGATGTTGAACAGTTGGAGATGCTGCCTTGTTGGAAGGATTGCGCTGCCGTTGTAGCACCTGTGTGCCACGGGAAGTCGACTCTAGCGATGCAGTTTGGTGGGTACGATGCGGATGAGCTGGTGGCCGACGAGGGTCCACATCGCGAAGATGATCCAGAGTGGGCAGAATACGTTAGCTGTATGCCTACGTTAGGCGGAGCGTTTGATGAACAAAAACAAATTCGTGCTAACCAGATACGGTTCACTCGATTGCTGCGCTTCTTTTCAGTGCAAGAGCGCGATTATAACTTGCCTGTTGTGTATATTCATACAGCTGAGTACGCACACTTGCTGGGCTTGAACATTATCGCGATTGCGGAATTGGACTTGGAGGCTATCGCGGCGACGAGCCGGTTTGACGGCATGTCATCGTTGGAACAGCACCACTATCTCGAGAGTATCCGGAAACAGCAAAGCGCGAACCGCGAATACGCGCAGAGGCACGGCTTCGAGGCACCTCAGTACTATCCGACCTACACTGAAATGTTGTACTCAATGAAGCACAAGATCGAAACGCGCTTTGCCAGTGAATTGCGCCCCAGCTTCTACGATAAGCACGTTTCTCCCGAGCCAGCAGGCAGCCAAAAGATGGATACGATACTGTTGCGATGTGCGCGCATAATGGAAACGAATTTGTATACACGCGCTGAGAAAGCAATCGCCGCACGGACAATGTTTAGCCAGTTCGGTGAAACTGCTATTGATATAACACACACAATTCATAATCACACGCAGTGGGCGAGCGTTATTCATCGGGTGGCAACCCCAGCTTATTTTGCGAATATTCGTAAATATTTGGCTACTCATGACCGATATATATGCCCAAATTCTGAAGATGCCGTGCGCGACGCGTTTCCACTAGCCGCTGGCACGCCAAAATTTGCTGTTTGTCGCATTTACGATTGGTTGCGATTTGATACGACGGAGTATGACGGTGAAGCCTGGAGTGTACAAGCTCTAGTTACTCAGGGAGTTGGTGATGGTACGGTATGGAGCTATGAGCGTCTGTTATCGACTTTGTTTTATGACAAGATTATTTCCGACCAGTACCCCCATACTGGAGCAGTGATGGGGGGGTTGGGCTTGGGCTTTCTGGCTGGTGTTGAATTCGCCAAACGTGGATCCGAATGCCACAATCTGGTGCGCATTACAGGAACGATTTTTGGTCACGAGTTCGATGAGTCGCTAATCGGGTTAGTCACGTACTGGAATAGCTTAGCGGGCCGCAGCCCACTCGAAGTCGATATTGAAGCTGAAGCTGAAGCTCGCGCTGCCATGTCAGCACCAAAGCGCTATTTTGATACGAAATTGAATCGGTGGTCGAGCGAACTGTTTGACCTTAAGTTGCATGAAGCTATTGTTGATGGCTATTCTGAAGCAACGAACACTGCGTATGAAAAAATCGCCCAAATGGCTGAGTGGGCGACCGACTTCGATGAGTTCTTAAAGCATCGCAAGCAGTGGGTCAAATCCGGTAGTGCAACGGGCGGGCCCAAAACTGATTTATATCTACGCGTACCTGCTGAATACCGCGATATGGTTGCTGATATAACTGAAGAAGTGGCAGTTGGTGTTAACATGGCATTGCATAAAGTCGCTCGCTTGCGCTTGAATAAAGCAGCAACGTTTGAGTTCCCCGAGTTTGTGGCAATTGTGAAAGAAGCATTGCGTGACTATAAACCCAACAGTTTTACGCGCTATTTCACAAAGAAAGAGGTTGGGCGCGCAAATCCACGCTCATTATATCCAGCAACTTTAATGCATTACGTGGTATGCTGCTTCATTCTCACATTAGCTGAGAAAGGCAGCCCGGTGCATGGATCACGGCAACAAGCTACTGAAGATCAACAGCGCACTGACCACTGGCTGTGGGTGGAGACTTGCGATCATGTCACCGCACTTATGTTGGATTACGTTTCCTTCAATGAACAACACGAACGCGCACACTTGAAAGGCCTCATTGGTTCCCTAAAGGTGTGGTACAGCCGTTACGGCCTGCTGACCCCCGACATAGCGTGGGCAATCGAATGGATTCAGGAGTCATTTGATCAAATCGTGCTCCAAGTTGGGGATAAACACTATCACTTCATCAATGGCTTGTTGTCAGGGTGGCGCATGACTTCGTTCGGTAATAGCTTGGTGAATAAAGCATATCTAGCCGTCATCAGGGAGCAAGTCTTGGAGATAACAAAGAAGGTGGTCTTAAACCATGAACAATCCGGAGGTGATGATGTTATGTCGCTGGAGTTGGCGCTAGCTAATGTACATTTGGTACTGCGATTTGGCGAAGCAATGGGATTTTCATTCAAAGCTATAAAACAGTTGGTTAGCAAACGCTATCGAGAATTTTTCCGCTTATTCGCGACCAGGGAAGGCGTGTATGGATCAGTTTGTAGAATATTGGGTTCAGCTGCCTCGGGTCAATGGTCCAACAGTGTTATTGGCACGCTTGTAGAGCCAAGCGTTAAAATAGCTTCAGTTATGGACGTGCTCGCTAAGGTCATGCGTCGTGCAGATATGCCACTATCATTCGCTGAAACCTTCTCGTACTGCATGTATGAAAAATGGGCCCGCATTGGTGACAAAAGGATGATGTTGACCATGTTGCACGGAACAACTGCAACTGGTGGACGTGGGATTCCGATGGCCGATGGGAGCATGTATGAGTTGGAGGGCGTCGAAATAATGCGTCCACGGGAATCCATCGTTGAAATGGTGGGCGTGCCGTATGATGCATCAATTGTGGCCGTACGCGAAATGGTGGAACAAGCAAAGAAATATGTGACGGCAGATGGCATATTACCAGAAAAGGAAGTTGCTCTTACAATGGCGCGTAAAGTATTCCATGGCGCCTTAGCACAATCGCAAGGTTTAGGCGTTGCACAACTCGCAGTGCCAGATGATGTTGAGTACTACACACAAGCACCAAAAGTGAGGAAGAAATTGACACAGACCGCAATACGTGACGCTACGTATGAGTTCTGGCCGACATTTAATCGTATGAATGTGCAGCTTGAGGCGGCGAAGAAAGCAAGCGCAAAGTTAGCAGCGATCAAACAAGCACTTAATGATAAAGGTTACGCTACTGCACTTGAAACAATAGCTGTGGAAGCGGGTGTCGAACCGATAAAAGTGAGATTGCGTGAAGAATGGTCATTGTATGGCTTTGCACGCATGGCGCTGACCGAAGATTATTACAATGACGTAGTTTGGTTGGCAACATTATGCGCTGACACTGAACAGCAAATGAACTATATCGCATCAGCACTTACAACGGACTTATGGGTGATGGGCATGCTACATTATTAATGCACACACTTAAGGCAAGTTGAGAAATCTAAATAAGCCCTGTCTTATTTGGC